ACAGGGTGCTGCCGCATTATCTTATTTTTTAAGGGCAGCCGAATTATTACATGATGTTAATAAAGATTTATCTTATAATTGTCTCTTAAAAACTTGGAAACAATTAAATAAAATAGGTAGAAGAAGAGGATGGGAAAAAAGGCAATTAGAATTAGCAGTATCATTTAATCCTACCAGACCAGAAGCATATTTGTTTTTAAGTATGTATCATAATAATTCACAAGAAATTTTTGATTATCATCATGAATCTTATATGTATGCTTGTTTAGGTTTACAATATATAGATAAAGAACCTTTAAAATATGACGTTGGATATCATAGTTATTTATTATACTTTCAAAAGGCTTTTCATGGATGGTATATAGCCAAAAGAGATGAATCTAAAAAATTATGGGGTAAATTAGGTAATATGCCTAATATTCTACCCGAACATAAAAAAATAATTGATCATAATAATAAAATATTTGGGAATAATGCAAATAACCCTAAATCTATTAAGTTTAGTATATCAACTAAAAATAAAAGTAAAACTGAGGAATATTATTATGGCGAGTAATTTAATATGTATTACGCAGTTGCGATAATGTTTAATTAAAGCACATTATATGAGTTGGACCTATAAAGGCAAAACCATAAAAGACATTTCAGATTTTCCCCCTAATTCATTTGGGTTTGTGTATGTAATTACACATGTGAAAACTAATAAAAAATATATTGGTAAAAAAGTCCTATATTTTAGTAAAAAAGTTAAATTAGGTAAAAAAGAATTAGCTGCTTTAACTAATGTAGTAGGAAGAAGACCTGCATATAGATTAGCGGTTAAAGAATCTGATTGGTTAACTTATTATGGATCACAAAAAGAACTAAAAACATTACTGGCCGAAAGTAAAACAAAAGATTTTAAAAGAGAAATTTTAAAAATAGTCCCGAGTAAAAAATTATTAACATATTTTGAAACCAAATATCAAATGATATATCAGGTATTAGAAAAACCTGATGAATTTTTTAATGATAATATTTTAGGTAAATTTTACACTAAAGATTTTGAAGTTATAAATTTCGAAGATCCTTTGGAAATTAAAGATTGTTAACGTATATTGTATTGTTATGATAAACCAGTTACTAGTAACATTGGTCAATTCTGTGCTTGGCACGGGCAAAAGAACTGCTCGTGGCAATATGGCTTATAAATGTCCTCATTGTAATCATCATAAACCTAAATTGGAAGTAAATTTTACTGAAAATAAAGATGGTCACAATCCTTGGCATTGTTGGGTATGTAATAAAAAAGGTAAATCTATTGGTTTATTACTTAGGGGAGCCGGTGCAACACAGGATATAATTAATGAAGCTAAATCATTAGCTAAAGATGTAAATAGCACATATACACCCAAAACCAAGACTACCATATCATTACCTAATGAATTTATAAGCCTAAAAAACGTTGATAAATCAAATATAACTGCAAGACACGCGTTAGCATACCTAAAACGAAGAAATATTAGTAAATACGATATTTTAAAGTATAATATAGGATATTGTGAAAATGGATTATACGCTAATATGATAATTATTCCTACCTATGATAAAGATGGTAGATTAAATTATTTTACTGCTCGTTCATTTGATAAAAATGCTTATGTTAAATATAGAAACCCTCAGGTAAGTAGAGATATAATTCCCAATGAACATATGATTAATTGGAGAGTACCAATTATATTATGTGAGGGATTATTTGATGCAATAGCGATAAAAAGAAATGCTATTCCATTATTAGGTAAAAATATTCAAAGTAACTTAATGAAAAAAATAGTTACTTCATTTGTAGAAAAAATTTATATAGCATTAGATAAGGATGCTATAAAACAAGCTTTACATTTCTGTGAACAGTTAATGATGGAAGGTAAAGAAGTCTATTTTGTTGATATGCAGGATAAGGACCCAAGTGAGATGGGTTTCGAAAATTTCACAAAATTAATTCAAAAAACAAACCCAATGACTTATTCTTCTTTATTGGGTAGAAAACTAACAGTATGATAAAAAAGACGTATAAGCGTATTTTGGACATCTCTGATGACCATAAACAAATAACACTCCCAGATTCTAGATATTATAGAAGAAATGGTGAGTATTACCCTTCTGTAACTTATGTTTTAGGTAGTTATCCTAAAGGAAAACACTTTGAGGATTGGCTTAAAAAAGTTGGTTATAGTGCTGACTGGATAGTAAAAAAAGCGGGTGAAGAAGGTAATGCTGTCCATTTATTAATAGAACAATATTTTGAAGGTAAAGAGTTAAATTATCTTAGCGCTGAAGGTTACCCTAAAATGGATCCAATAGTTTGGCAAATGTTTTTACGTTTTGTTGATTTTTGGGAAACCCATAAACCAACATTAATAGAAACTGAGGTACATTTATTTAGTGATGAATTAAAAATAGCCGGTACTTGTGATTGTATTTGTGAAATTGATGGTGAATTATGGGTAATTGATTTTAAAACATCTAATCATTTACATACCACTTATGATTTACAAAGTGCTGCATACACTCAAATGTATAAAGAATGTTTTGGTCAAACAGCTGATAGAATAGGTGTTTTATGGTTAAAATCTAAATCTAGAGGTGTTGATAGAACAGGGTTTAAACTTAAGGGTAAAAAATGGGAAATGCATGAATCTCCTAGAACACAGGAAGAAAATTTAGAAATATTTAAATCAGTAAAAAGAATATTTGATTTAGAAAACCCAAAACATAAACCAGCTACTACTTCATTTCCAACTTCTGTTATAAGAAAAGTATGAAAAAAGTATATTTTCCAATAGGTAAAGTATGTACTGCAGCTTTTGCTGCTAAAGAAGCTAAATTAAGAACTAAAAATTATCCTTTTGATTGGAGTGGTAATTCTTATAAAACTGTATCTTATGTTTTAGATAATGGATTAGATAAGATATTTGATGATGTAGAAATAGCTAATAGTGATTTATTTGAGAATAAACAAATATGGGATAAGACATATAAAATGATGTTTATCCATGAAACAGAAGATAAATTATCTACTATTAAAAAAAAGTATTTAAAAAGATATAATAACATAATTAATGATATTAAAAATGGTGATATTATTTATTTGATTCAAAGTTCAAAATGTGAAAAAAAATTATATGACCATTATTGTGAACTTAATCCGTCCTTTAAAAGTAATGTCTTAATTGAAGAAAATATGGATGATAATAATATAGAATCTATAAAAGAATCAATTTTAAAAATAAACCCTAATATTAAAATACAAGTAACGAGTCATGTAATATGGGAAGAATTATTAGAAGAATTAAAGACTCTCGCGTAAAAATTTGGCTACCCAAGATATTTTTCGTATATTTACAGAGTAAATAAAAAAATAATTAAGGTTATGACAAATTTAAAAGAAGTGTTAGCATTCATTAAAAATGCAGAAAAATCAGAATTAAAAGAAATTTATAATGCTTATGCAATTGGAATGTCAGTTGTAAGACATGAGCAAAAAGAATCATTTAATATTGGTGATATTGTTAAAATTAATCATAAAACAGTTAGTGAAAATGATAGATTTAGAGTGATTAAGATTATGTCTAAAAATATTAAAGTTGTAAAAACTAATATCCCTGAAGGACATATTTCGGGAGAAATTAGAGTTTCACCAGGTTTATTAGAAATAGCTTAGTGAAATTAAAAAATGGGTTACTCCTGAGAGATATGCTCGGGGGTATTCCATTATATTTATAATAAACTATTATTATGCCAAAAGACTTTAACGTACATGAATGGAATAAAAAGCGTTATTTAGGAGAGGCTATGGGTACTCCTAAAGCTATTATTCTTGCTGGTGCTCCTGGTGCTGGTAAAGGTTATGTTTTAAGCGGTTTAGATCTTGGTGGTCTTAAAGTACTAAATGTAGATAATGCTTATATCGACTTACTAAAAAAAGCCAATGTATCATTAGATTTAAAAAATGCTACTCCTCAAGGTAGAAGTGATGCTGCTAAGGCAATGGCTCAAGCTAATAAAGAATTTAAAGGTAAAGTAGCCGCTACTATAGAGGGTAAAGAATCTTTTGTATTAGATGGTACTGCTGCTTCAATTAAACAAACAGCTAATTTAAAAAATGAATTAGAAGAAGCTGGATATGATGTATTTATGCTTTATGTTTATACCGATTTAGAAAGATCATTAAAACAAAACGAAGCTAGATTTGAAAAATCTGGTGGTAAAGATAGAAGTTTAGCTCCAGCTATTGTATTACGTACATGGTCTGATGTTACTAGTAATTTTAAAGCATATGAAGCAATGTTTAAAGATAATTTTGTTTCTGTAGCTAATACATTAGAAGATGAAAAATTAAGTGATGTAGCTGATATAATTAAAAAGTATTTAGATCCATTTAGACCAACAGGTACTAAACCTAAAACGGATGCTCAAAAAGCCAGAA